AATCTCGATGATAAAGCTCTGGCTAATGACTTGGCGGAATGGGTGCGAAAGTATCCCGTCCAACTGGTCGCCTACTCAGCCCGAACCGCTTCGGCCGTTGCTGCGCGATTAGCACCGGCAGGAATCAGAACTGAGCCGATAGACGGCCTTGACTATGCGCAAAGCTGCGATGAGTTACTGGGAGCAATCTCATCTCAGCGGTTAGCTCACTCGGGACAAGATGAGCTAACTAAACAATGCCTATCCGCCGTCAAACTACCTTTCGGTGACGGCGGTTGGGTGATGGGTCGTAAAGTAAGTAATGCGGTTATCTGTGGAGCGGTTGCGTCGGCTATGGCGACTCAATACGCCACAAAAGCCAATGATGGTGTTGATATTGTAATTGTGTAGCACAGACCCCTTACAATTCTGAGGTAATGGGTGCTATTAGAGATTTCTTCTTTCCACAAGTAACCGCTGTTCGGGTTGATAAGCCTTTGGACGTTCAAGCCGCGTTAACACCGGTTCAAATCACCGACTCGGTTTATAACATTCTTGGCGGCCCAACTAATTCAACTCGCCAATTGGCGATGAGTGTGCCGTCAGTTGCTCGCGCTAGAAATATTATCTGCGGAACTATCGGCTCATTACCTCTTACAACATTCAATCGCATTACTGGCGAATTTGTTGATCCGCACAGAGTAATTAACCAACCAGATCCACGAGTTGCTGGATTTGTAATTTATAACTGGCTCGCTGAAGACATTTGGTTATATGGCGTTGGCTACGGACAAGTTTTAGAAATGTATGCGGCTACTGATGGCGGAAGGGTTCGCGCTTGGACTCGCGTCAGTCCAGATCGCGTAACAGTTGACACAAATTTTAAGAACACAGAAATAACCGGATACAAAGTTGATGGAATGGCAGTTCCGTTGACTGGTGTCGGTTCTATCATTCGCTTCGATGGCCCTGATGAAGGATTACTTCATAGAGCTGGCAAAACAATCGCGGCGGCTGTCTATTTAGAGAACGCAGCTGTCAATTATGCAAAAGAACCAGCGCCTTCAATGGTTCTTAAATCTAACGGCACAAATTTAACTGCTGAAAGAATTTCATCACTTCTTAGCGCTTGGCGCACAGCTCGTCAATCTCGCTCAACTGCTTTCCTTAATGCTGACGTCGATTTAAAAGAGTTTGGTTTCGATCCTAAGTCATTACAGCTTGCAGAGGCTCGCCAATATGTAGCGCTCGAATTAGCTCGCGCTTGTGGAATCCCTGCTTACTTCTTGAGCGCCGAAACTACTTCAATGACTTATTCCAACGCGGTATCAGAGCGGCGCTCACTAGTCGATTTCTCACTTCGCCCAATACTTAAAGCGATTGAGGAAAGGTTGTCGTTGCCGGACTTTGTGCCTAACCCAGTAATGACGCGCTTTGCGTTAGACGACTTCTTACGCGGCAACGCTTTAGAACGCGCTCAAGTCTATGAAATCCTAAATCGTATCGGCGCGATGAGCGTTGAGCAGATTCAACGAGAGGAAGATTTAATTCCAAATGAAAATTAAAATGCCGATGGTCGTAACCGCTGCCGACACAATTAAGCGCACAATTAGCGGAACTATTGTTACTTGGAACGAGCAAGGCAATACCTCAGTTGGCCCAACAGTTTTCGCTGCGGACTCAATTGAGATTAAGCCTGTAAAATTGCTATTGGAGCACGACCGGACTCGTCCAATTGGCAAAATGGTTGCTCACGAAGTAACGAAGAACGGAATTGTGGCTACGTTTAAAATCGCTAACACTATGGCCGGAGAAGATGCTTTAATCGAAGCCACCGAAGGATTAAGGGATGGCTTTAGCGTTGGCGCACAAATTAACGAATGGGTGAACAATAAAGGCGTTATGCAAATTACGAGCGCAACCCTCGACGAAGTTTCATTAGTAACCGATCCAGCTATCGACTCAGCTCGCGTTAGCGAAGTCGCTGCATCAGAAAACGAAGCACCAAAAGAAGATTCTGCTCCGGCAACCGCCGAAGTGGACAAAACAACCGAAGGAGAACAAGTGTCAGACACTACCGCTCCTGCTCCTGCCGAAGAAGCGGTAGAAGCAGCTAAGGTTGAAGCCGCTGCGCCACGTCCAGCGTTCTTCACCGCTCCTCGCCTTGAGTTCACAAAGGCGAAATACCTCGAGAACAGCGTTCGCGCTAAGGTTCTCAACGATGACGCTGCTCGCCAATACGTTATGGCCGCAGATGACACAACAACTAACAACGCTGGTCTTATCCCAACGCGTCAGTTGACCGAAATCATCAACCCACTATCAAACGCAGATCGTCCAGCAGTAGATTCAGTATCTCGCGGCGTTCTACCTGATGCTGGTATGACTTTCGAAATTCCAAAGATCACCGCTGTTCCAACAGTCGGCGAAGAAGCTGAAGAAGCAACAATCGACGAGACAGGAATGACAAACGAATTCCTCTCTGTCACAGTTAAGAAATACGCTGGCGGACAAGAGTTCTCAGTTGAACTTCTTGATCGTTCTTCACCTGCGTTCTTTGATGAACTCGTTCGTCAGATGGAATTTGCATACGCAAAGGCAACCGACGTAGCAGTTATCGCTGGCCTTGTTGCTGGCGGAACTGATGGCGGAAACCGCACACTTGACGCGTCTGGATTCTTGGATTTCGTATCCGATGCTTCGGTATCCGTTTACAAGAACCCTCTCGGAACTGCAACAAACATTCTCGTTAGCCCAGAACAATGGGGCAACATTATGAACCTTGCTGATGCTGGCCGTCCGATTTATCAGAATCTCATCGGCCCATCAAATCAAGGCGGCGGCCTTTCTGGTCAGTCAGTTCGCGGTAACGTTCTAGGTCTCAACCTACGCGTTGCTCGTAACCTTGCAACCGCAGCTCCAACTGGCGATAACTCAATCATTATCGTTAACCCAGATGCATACACTTGGTATGAATCAAGCCGTTTCCGCCTAGAGACCAACGTTGTCGCAACAGGTCAAATCAAGGTCGCTTACTACGGCTACGGCGCATTGGCTACAAAGGTCGGCGCTGGTGCTTACCGCTGGATGGTTGCTTAGTCCAACTCAATAGTTAGGCCCTGTCCGCTCCCGAGCAGGGCTTAACCCCTTAGAACGAAAGGAAGGCGAGATGCCAACAATAGTCACGGCTACAGAGCTAAGAACCATTCTTGGCGTCTCGTCATCCCTATATTCAGATGCTTATTTGATGATATTGTGGACACAAGTGAGAATCTAGTTCTCCCAATGCTCGTCACATTTCAAAGCAAAATAAACAAAGTTAAATTAGAAGATAATGTGGCTTATTTTGAGACTGCCACAATTCACGAATTTACTCAAGGCCAATCCGTCGTAATTACTGGATGCGGATCTCCCTTTAATGGCACTCACACAGTAACCGACGACGAAATCACCGACTATGTATTTACCGCAGCCATCACAAATGCAGACATACTGGAAAAGAACATTATCCCAGCCGGAAACGCTGCGCTCTCTGGACTATCGACCTACGTCGGAAATCCCAACGTTGAATCTGCAGTTTTGGCTATTTCTGTCGAAATCTTCCAAGCCCGAACCGCAGCTGGCGGATCAATCGAAGGAATCGACTTCGCAGTAACACCTTACAGACTTTCCAAAAACCTTCTCGCTAAAGTAACTGGCCTTCTCGGGCCTTACCTCGACGTTGAGACAATGGTGGGATAATGCCCGCCTCAACTGTTCTTTCATCCATCCGGACACCGCTGGCGACCGCACTCGGGTCAGTTTCCGCTAACGTTTATTCGTACGTTCCGGAAGCGGTTCAAGTTCCAGCGGTTATTCTTGTGCCGGATTCGCCTTACCTAGAACTCAACACAATTAACGACGCAACTATCCACGCAAAGATTAACCTAACTATCACTTGCGGAGTTGCTTATCTTTCCAACCCAGCTTCTCTTGATAATCTTGAGCAGCTTATCTTTTCAGTTTTGGCAGTAATACCGGACGGCTACACAGTCGGCCCAGTAGAGCGGCCATCGGTTACGCAAGTTGGAGCGGTTAATTTATTAGTCGCCGATATTCGCGTCTCCACCTATTACACACAAACCAATTAAGGAGAAAAAGTGGCAACCACAGTAATCACCGGTCGCGACGTCTCGTTGTCTTTCACAGGTGGAACGGACATCGACGCCCAAGCAACCAACGCGGTTCTTACTAAGACCAACGTTCGCGAGACTTATCAGACTCTCGATGGCGAGGCTTACAAGACAGTTAACATCGAAGGCACATTCCAGCTCGATATGCTCGCCGACTGGGGTAAAGCTAACTCAGTATGCGAAGCACTTTGGGCCGCAGCTGAATCCGCACCTGACACAACAATCAGCGTCACAATGACCGCCGCAACAGGCGCTCAATTTGTTTTCCCAATTCTTCCAGAGTTTCCTACCGCTGGCGGTTCTGGAATTGACGCGCAGACAGTATCCTTCACCTTTAAGATTTCAAAGGGCGAAGTAACAGAGACATTTAGCTAAGAGGGAGATCGGGAGCTATGAAATTAAGTATCACAATTAAATACACGAACGGCGAGGAAGTCACCTATAACGCTGGACTCCCTGAGTGGGCGAAATGGGAACGCAAAACTGGCAAGTCGATTTATTCGATGAAGGATATTTCGGCCTACCAGCAAGCGGACTTCCTCGACCTAGCCTACTTTGCTTACAAACGCGAAGCGGCAGGAAAGCCGACTAAGTCCCAAGATATATGGGAGTTATCGGTCGAGGAAATGACGATAGGAGATGAAAGCCCAAAAGCTTCGAATCCGGAAGCATAAACCGACTCATAATTGAGATCGCAATAGCAACCGGAATTCCGATGAGCGAATGGACTGACATCGACCAAGTATTAACGGCGATTGAAATACTGAAGGAGCGCAAAGGTGGCAGATGAGCCGATTTCCTATGACAAGCGCGAACTTCGCTCAATCATTACCGCCTTCAAAGCGATGGATGCTGAAGCTGTTGATGCGGCTAAACGCGAAAGTAGTGCGCTCGCTCAATACGCAGCCAACGAAGTCAAAGCCTACGGAATCACTCGAAACTTTGGACAAGCCGTTGTCGATCGCATTACAAGTGGCGTTAAAGTTTCCAAAACCTCGAAGATTGGCGAGTTCTCTTATGGATTCGCGTCTCAGCGTTTCTCTGGTGGAGGATCAACTAAAGACCTCTGGGCAGGTTACGAATTCGGATCTAATCGTTATCGTCAGTTCCCAAGACGCACCCCTCGCAAAGGCAGAGGAAATTCTGGCTATTTCATCTATCCAGCACTTCGCAAAATTCAGCCTGAATTAGTGAAGAAATGGGAAGAAGCATTTACAAAGATATTGAAGGAGTGGGATAAATAATGGCTGGAAGTAGAACGCTTAAATTATCCATCCTTGCCGACGTTGATAACCTTAAAAAAGAGCTAGACAAAGGTTCTAAAGAGGTTGAAGGTTTTGGCGGTAAATTAGAAAAGTTTTCCGCTGCTGCTAAAGCGGCTTTTCTTGCCGCTGGTGCTGCTGCTGTTGCTTATGCTGGCAAATTGGCGGTTGATGGTGTCAAGGCTGCTATTGCAGATGAAGCCGCACAAAAGCGATTGGAAATTGCTCTTGTCAACGTAACTGGCGCAACTAACGACCAGATTCTAGCTGTTGAAGAACAAATAAAAAAACAATCGTTAGCAACGGGTGTAGCAGACGATCAACTTCGTCCAGCGCTTCAGCGTTTAGCTACTTCAACTGGAGATGTGACGAAATCTCAAGATTTATTAGGGCTCGCTTTAGATATTGCGGCTGCAAAAAATATCGACGTAGAAACTGCGGCTAACGCGCTTGCTAAAGCCTACGATGGCAATACGGGAGCATTAACCCGTCTAGGAGTTGGCTTATCTGCTGCGGATGTAAAAACGCTTGGTTTTGAAGGCACAGTTAAAGCTTTATCCGATACTTTTGGTGGGTCGGCCAAGACTCAAGCTGAAACTTTTGAAGGTCGTATAGCCAGAGTCAAGGTTGCTTTTGATGAAGCCAAAGAATCAGTCGGCGCGGCTCTTCTTCCCATAATTGAAAGACTAATTAAGTATTTTACCGAGACGGCTATTCCTGCATTTGAGAAATTTAAGAAAAACGCAATAGATCCTGTCATTAAAGCATTCCAAGATAATGAAGAATCTATTAGAGGGCTTTACAATTTTGCAAAAGATACGTTAGTACCTTTTCTTAGTTTTACTCTTGTTAATAGCCTTAAGGGTTTAAGTACTGTTGCTTCCACTATTGTCAAAGCAGTTTCATTATCTCTCAAGGCTCTTGAGCCAATCATTAACGCAGCAATCACTGGAATCAACGCGGTCATTATTGCTAAAAATTTATTGTCTAGTGGCCCAGATACAAAGACCATAAAAAAGGTAGATTTTACTGGTGCTGGGGTAAGCACGGGTTCTAATACAGTCTCAACTGAGAATTTACCTTTTGGCGGCGGTTCAACTATTCCAGGAAAGCCTACGGCTGGCGGCGGAGGTAGGTTGATAGCTGGTGGCGCAACAACGCCTTCAGTTCCGACAACAACTATTCCGGTCATTTCAACAACAGATATTTCTAACGTTCCTACCGGAATCAACGGCGTATTTAATCCAAGTCGAGTTCGCGCTGGTGAGGAAGTCGGTAACGTTATTGTCAACGTCAACGCTCCTAGCGCAATTGACGAGGAAGGCTTTACTAGAGCAGTCATTTTAGCTCTCAACAACACTCAATCAAGAACGGGCGGCGGCGGTAGCCAACTAATCCTATGACCGCTTGGACACCTGAATATCGAGTAAAAATAAATGGCTATACAGTCACAGCTGCGACTTTAAGCGGCTTGACTATTACCTCTGGTCGTACTGACATTTATAGTCAACCCGTAGCCGGTTATTGCAATTTCACTTTAATAGAGACTGCCGAAGCTTCAGTTCCATACGAAATTAACGATCCAATCAGTATCGAGGTACAAGACTCGAGCGGCGATTGGGTAAGCCTTTTTGGTGGCTTTGTTACCGACTTGGGTATTACAGTCGAAAGTTCTGGAGCAATTGCAATATCTCAGCGCATACAAATCGTCGGTGTGGGTGCTTTAGCCCGTCTATCGCGAGCAATTTATACCGGTAACTTCGGGCATCAGTTCGATGGTGATCGCATTTATGAATTGTTGAGCGGAGTATTATTTGATACTTGGGCAGAAGTTCCAGCCAGTACGACTTGGGCGACTTATGACGCTACAACGACTTGGGCTAACGCTGAGAACTCTGGTTTGGGTCAGATTGACCAACCCGGAGATTACGAACTTCATTCAGCTAGCAGCCTTAACGATACTGTCTACAACTTAGCAACTGCCTACGCTACTTCGGGTCTTGGCTATTTGTATGAAGATGCACAGGGTCGCATTGGTTATGCCGACAGCACAAGGCGCGGTCAATATCTAGCGGCTAACGGATACGTTGACCTAGACGGCAATCACGCAATTGGCCCTCAATTGACTATTCAAAAAAAGGCTGGAGACGTTCGCAACGCTATAACCTTAAACTATGGCGCGTCGGGAAATTCGACAGTTACCGATTCCGACCCTGATTCAATCAGCCTTTATGGGCAGTTGGCATCTACAGTAACGACGACCCTTCGTAACTCGGGGGATGCCACAACCCAAGCCGCCTTTTACCTATCCATTCGCGCCTATCCTCAATTCAACCTCAAGCAAATAAGCTTCCCGATTGCCAGTTCAGAAATCGACGACGCAGACCGAGATGCGCTCCTTAATGTATTTATGGGCTTGCCGCTTAATATCAGCAATCTGCCTAGCAATATGGGCGATGGATCATTTCAAGGATTTGTCGAGGGATGGACTTGGACAGCTTCTTTGGGTCAGTTAAACCTAACTCTTAATATCTCGCCTATTTCTTATTCGCTTCAAGCCTTCCGTTGGAATAGCGTTCCAGCGACCGAGACTTGGAATACGATTAACCCCACATTGGACTGGCTCAACGCTACAATAGTCGCCTAAAGGAGAATAATGGCAAATACAACTAATTTTAACTGGGAAACGCCAGACGATACCGACCTCGTCAAAGATGGCGCTGCCGCTATTCGTACACTTGGCAATTCCATAGATACATCTTTCGTCGATCTTAAAGGCGGCACAACAGGACAGGTGCTCGCTAAAGCATCAAATACTGATTTAGATTTTACTTGGACTGCTGGCGGCGATATTACATCTGTAACCGCTGGAACAGGATTATCTGGTGGTGGTACTTCTGGTGATGTTACTTTAACAAATACAGTTGCTACGGCTTTTGATGCTGCTGGCGATTTAGTCTATGGAACTGGTGCTGACACTTTCACTAAATTGACTTTAGGAACTGCTGGGCAATATCTAAAAGTTAATTCAGGAGCAACTGCTCCAGAATGGGCGACTTTGACTGCCGGCGGTTATACATCGTTGGCAAGCGGGTCACTTTCAGGCACATCAGTAACTCTTAATTCGATTTCGGGTTCATATAATCGTTTAGTTTTATGCTTGCGCGGTGTTTCAATTTCCGGAACGGGAATGATTTATGTGCAAGCAAACGGAGTGACAAGTGGAACTTATGATGTAAATCTATTTACGCCAATTGGAAATACTCAGGGTTACGGGTATAACTATTGGCACGCGTCCGCCAACAATATCAACGGCACGATCTCCAATTCGCATTGGACTTATATATTTGAGGATTACGCTCAGACATCGGGTCGCATTTTGGCTACTTGGAACGGAGCAACACAAAACGCAGCAACAACTCCAGTGGATTGTTCTGTGTTAGCATCAGGACATCTGAACAGCGCAGCGGCTATTTCCAGCTTGACTATTAGCATTACCGATTCGCGAACATTCGATGCAGGAACTTATGAATTATATGGAGTCAAATAATGCCTTTGATTAAACTACACAATATCAACACAAATCAAATTGAAGAACGCGAAATGAACGATGCTGAATTGGCTATTTATGAAGCAAGTCAAGCCGCAACGGAAAAAGAGAGAGCAGATAAAGAAAAAGCGTCTGCAACAAAATTAGCTCTATTAGAAAAACTTGGCATTACCGAAGAAGAAGCTAAACTTCTTCTTTCATAATGGCTAATCTTTGCAAAGCCGGTCAACAACTTCCGGAGCAAATAGACGATGATTATCCTGACCGCGATAGGCGCAGCGATGGCGTTGCCGCTGATGCTCGCCATTACGCAACGAATCCTTCTTCGGATCATATCCCGAGAAATGGAATTGTTAGAGCTTTAGATATTGACGCCAATTTAAACGCGCATCCCGAAGAGACTTACGCTCTAGTAGAAAAGATTCGTAAGTGCGCCAAGCGCGGCGATAAGCGCATCAAATACATTATTTACGACGGAAAAATTATGAGTCCAATCTTGGGCTGGAAGCGCAGAAAATACAAAGGCGCTAATCCTCACCGCTCGCATTTTCACATTAGTTTTACAACTTTGGGAGACAATGACGGCAAATGGTTCGACCTAGAAGGAGACAGAAATGAGCGACTTAAAGAAGATGGCGGAAAGCTGGGCAAAGACCTTTCTAGCAACAGCACTAGCGACCTATCTAGCAGTCGGGTGGGATGTCGATGCAATTGCAAATGCGGCTCTAGTATCAGTCTTGCCTAGCATTATTAACTGGCTCAATCCTAACTACGAGCGTTACGGGCGAGTTCGGTAATGGATGCCAATACCATTGCTGGATTCGTAGCTTCGGTTCTCGGATCAATCGCCCTACTTATCGCTGGGCTTCGTTACATTATCAAATTAGAAAATATCCCCATAGTGTCGCGCCTTGATAAAATGGAGTCTCAGTTAGAATTAGCCCTATCAAAGAAGGTGGGGGCAAATGGCAACAGGAAAGCGCGTTAAAAAGCCAGTAAAGAAAACCGCTAAAAGACGCCGTACAGTTAAAGAATTGCCTACTAAGTTGGATTATTGGGCGATTGCCTGTAAAGAGATTTACGAGACTTGTCGCCGCAATGGAATGGATGAAGGCACAGCTCTCGCTTTTGCTATGGATCGAAGCTCTTGGCCTGATTGGGTAATCGACCCACAAGATCCGATAAAAAAAATCGGGTGGGAAGATGGCGAGGAAGACGTCTAATTTACCTGCGCGAGGTTGAGCTATTCGAGGCTCTCAAGTCGGTTTATCCGGACTTGACGCCTTTATCGGCAACCGACCGAGCCGACGGCATTACCCACGACGCATATATCGAAATGAAGTGCCGTCGCACTCATTACCCCACACTTTTGATAGAGAAGAAGAAGTGGGATTACTTGGCCGATATAAGGGCTAGAACGGGCGCTAGGACGCTTTATATCAACTCCACCCCACAAGGGGTCTATCAGTTCGACTTAGGGGCTATAAACGAGCCTGAATGGCAATTAAAGGCACTCCCAGATAAGACCGACTTTGCCAATAGCGGCAAGGTGGACAAGCTTTGCGGCTTCCTAGATATACGACACTCCGAGCTCCTACTTGTCTAAATAGATTTAATTAAATACATTTATCCCACTAAATCCATTTACTAGGGTTTAGAAGGGAGAATAAATGATAAATAATCCAGCAGTAATTCGATTTGATTCTACTTCTGGCGCTTGGTCTGACGGTAAAAATTACGTTAAAGGCCAGATTATTCGCAGATATGCAATTGAATCGCTAGGTAGAAAATCAGTTAGAGGGCGATTAAGCCGCGATGAAATCTCAGCCTATTGGCTAGATCGCTTTGGGGTGAACGCCGATGTTCAATGACGCAATTATTTTCGTAGCCGTTATATCTGTCTATTACTTAGGCGTTCGCACAATTGTCGCCATCAAAGCCAAAGCCTTTAATGAAGGGTATAAAAGGGGACGGAGTAGCTTAAATGTCAGAGAGATCGTTAAGTGACTGGCTCTCGGATGCTGGTAACACCCTCGAAGACAGGGGGCTTGAATATGGTGATCCGAGATTCAATCTTTTACGCATTTACAAAATCGCGAGACAACTCGGTGTTCAGCTCAGAGACCCAGCTGACGTGGCGCTCGTCTTTATCGCGACAAAACTCAGCCGAATGGTGGAAAGTCCAGAGCGCGAAGATTCGTATCTCGATCTCATTGGATACTCCACTATCTTGGGTCGATGCAGATTTTCAAGTCCAGAAGATTGGGATGACGTTGAGTCTGACTCGCAACTATAACCAGCACCAATGGTGCGATATTTGTAAAAGCCGTTATGGACAAATGAAAGATGGCACTTGGCACTTAAAAGCCCAGACGCCAGCTGTATGGAAAGTGCAAAGTGAAACCCCAATCCGAAAGGCACAAGTTCGGTTTTATTGCCAACCTTGCGCCGATGAGGTGCAGAACTGGCCAGACGGAACGTTTTGGTCTTTGAAAGAACAACTAGAAATGGCGATCGACGAGTTCGCCGGACGGGAGAAGTTAAATGTCGAATTACCTTGATGATTATGTAAGTGTCCAAGACCGATTGAAAGAGTTCATAAATGCGTATCCGGATTACAGAATTAAAACTCACGTTCTTGAGGAATCGCTTACGCCTAACTGTGATGTCTATATTGTTAAGTGCGAGCTTTATCGGACTGAAGCGGATGCTGCGGCTTGGACAACCGGACTTAGTTCGGAATCAAAGTCAAAGCAATACGCTTTGGAACTTGCGGAGACTGGCTCTCTTGGACGAGCTCTTAATCTCGCTGGATATTTTGCAAAGCCAAGCCCTAGCCCAAAGAAACCAATTCAGACGACCAAGCCTGAACTCGCCGAATTTATCAAAGAGACAAGACCAAACGACCCTGAACCGATTGTCTGGGATGTTACGGCTATCGCAGAACAATTCGGCGCAGAAGTAGTAGATGAAGTGC